ACTGCTTTAAATAAATAAAAATTATGTTTAATATAGAAGAACTCACAGTTATACAACAGGCATTAAATTCTCTTACAATTCAAGGATCAAATGCTAAATATTTAGCTTTACTTCAAGATAAGATTTTATCTCAAATTGAAAAACTTCAAGAAGAAGCTATTAAAAAAGAACAAGGAAGACAAGAAATTATAAATAAAGAAAAAAATAAAAAATAGTTATGGATATAGAAAATAATTTAACTAAAAAAGAATTTGAAATTATTTCAACACTCCAAAATCAAAATGCTAAAAATATTAATCAACTAGGTGTTTTAGAATTTCAAATACAAAAGTTAAATCAGGAAAAATTAAATATTACATCTACCATAGAATCAATAGAACAAAAATTCCAAACAGAATTAAAAAAAATTGAAGATAAATATGGTAATATTAATTTAGATTTATCCACGGGTAAATTTACAGAAGCTAAAGAAACTTCAGAAGTAGTTACTAAGTAATTGCATTTTCAGGAACTTCTGTAATATTTATAAACAAAATAAACTTATTATAAAATGGCAGAAGTATTATTATCCCCTGGTGTATTAGCAAGAGAAAACGATCAATCATTTATCTCTGGCCAACCAGTACAAGCAGGAGCAGCTATAGTAGGACCTACCGTAAAAGGACCAGTAGGAATCCCAACAGTAGTTGGTTCATATTCAGAATATCAAAGAACTTTTGGTGCGATAGTAGAAAGTGGTAGTGCAGAATACACTTATTTTACTTCTATTTCAGCATACAATTATTTTCAACAAGGTGGAGATTCATTATTAGTAACTAGGGTAGTAAGTGGTTCTTATACTTCCGCAACTAGTACCGCAATTCAAAATGATGTTGAAAGTGGAACACTAGAAGATTTAAATTCAGCTACTAAAAACACATTTAATATTACTGGTAGTACAGGAGGTACTTTTGTAGCATCAGCTTCGGCTGGAGGTAATGTTACGGCTTCATTTGCTATGACAGCAGGAGTATCTGGTAGTATAGGTACTATAAGTAGTTTAACAGCCTCAGGTACATTTGCCATTGGAGATGTATTAACTTTTACTTCTGAATCATTAGGTGCTGATCAATCAGATGGTAAAGATTTAATTCTCACTTTAGTTGATGCTAGTATAGCTAACCAAACAGCATTTGTATTAGAAACGTTAAGTGAGGGTGTAATAGCAAATAGTGGAACAGCTACGGGGGCAAATGGAACTTTAGTAAATGGTACTAAAGATAATATAAGATGGGAAATAGCATCCCCTAATACAGCTTCAGGTACATTTAATTTATTAATTAGAAGAGGTGATGATACATCTACTTCTAAAACAATATTAGAAACTTGGACAAATTTATCACTAGACCCAAATTCAAGTAATTACATTGAAAAAGTAATTGGTAATTCAAAACAAACAGTTACCCAAGATACTGGAACTGGAGAATATTATGTTGCCAATGCTGGAACATATAACACATTAAGTAATTTTGTAAGAGTAAAATCAGTAGCAGCTAAAACATTAAATTATTTTGATAATAATGGAAATGCTAAATCTCAATACACAGCATCGATCCCATTAGCAGGCGAAGGTTCATTTGTAGATGCTGTAGGTACACCATTTGTAGGTGTAGGAGCTAATTTTTATGAAAATATTAATGACACAGTAGTAGGAGCTAATACTCAAGGGTTAGTAGCAGATAATTATTCTATTTCTTTACAATTACTAGCTAATAGAGATGCTTACAGGTATAATTTAATTACAGTTCCGGGATTATATAATTCAGGATATGCAGGACCTATTAGTACTATGATTAATAATTCATCATTCAGAGGAGATAATATAGCAGTAATAGATTTAGTACCTTATGCAAGTGGAATTAACACTGTAACTTCTCAAGCAGGTGGAAGAGACACTTCATATGCAGCAGCATATTGGCCTTGGTTACAAACAATTGATCCAGATTTAGGATCATTAGTTTGGGTACCAGCTTCAGCAATGATACCAGGAGTATATGCGTTTAATGATAGAGCAGGAGAAGCATGGTTTGCACCAGCTGGATTAAACAGAGGTGGTTTAGGAACTGTTGTTAGAGCAGAAAGAAAATTAACAAATGGAAATAGAGATACTCTATATGGTTCAAATGTTAACCCAATAGCTACATTCCCAAACACAGGAGTAGTAGTATTTGGACAAAAAACCATGCAGAAAAAAGCTAGTGCTTTAGATAGAGTAAATGTAAGAAGATTATTAATAGCTCTTAAAAATTTCATTTCTCAAATAGCAGATAATTTAGTATTTGAACAAAATACAATAGCTACAAGAAATAATTTCCTAGCACAAGTTAATCCATATTTAGAAAGTGTACAACAAAGACAAGGATTATATGCCTTTAAAGTAGTAATGGATGAAAGTAATAATACCCCAGATGTTATAGATAGAAATCAATTAATTGGACAAATATATTTACAGCCAACTAAAACAGCTGAATTTATATACCTAGATTTTAACATATTACCAACTGGAGCTACTTTCCCGGTATAAAAAATTAAAGAATTAGATATTTATAACAAGAAATAAACAGTAAAAAATGGCAGTATTAGATCCCAATGAAATATTTTATACAGCGTTTGAACCCAAACAGGCGAATAGGTTTATCCTATACATGGATGGGATGCCAAGCTACATTATTAAAGGTGTTAGTGCTGTAACGTTAAACCAAGGTGTAGTAACATTAAATCATATTAATGTAGAAAGAAAAGTTAAAGGTAAATCTGTGTGGCAAGACGTTACAATGACATTATTTGATCCCATCACTCCTTCAGGTGCACAAGCAACTATGGAATGGGTAAGATTACACCATGAATCAGTAACAGGTAGAGATGGTTATTCTGATTTTTATAAAAAAGATTTAACTATTAATGTATTAGGGCCTGTAGGTGATATTGTTTCAGAATGGATACTAAAAGGTGCATTTATTACATCAACTAACTTTGGTGAATATAGCTGGGATACTGTAGATACAGCTATAAATCTTCAAATTACAGTATCAATTGATTATGCAGTATTAAATTTCTAAAAAATTTTAAATATTTTTTTAAAAGGAGCTTGACTATGTTAAGCTCTTTTTTTATTTTAATATTTATAATAAAGTTTTATAAATTAAGATTATGAGCGAACACAAATTCCCTACTGAAGAAGTAGAATTACCATCAAAAGGATTAGTATATCCTCCCGAACACCCTTTATCTAGTGGAAAAGTAGAAATAAAATATATGACTGCTAAAGAAGAAGATATTTTATCTAACCAATCTTTTATTAGTAAAGGAACAGTTTTAGATAAATTATTAAATTCATTAATAGTTACCGAAGGAGTAAAAGTAGATGATTTTATAGTAGGAGATAAAAATGCAGTTTTTATAGTTGCTAGAGTTTTAGGATATGGAAAGGAATATAATGTCACTATTAATGGTAATCCTGAAACTATTGATTTATCAGAACTACAAAACAAACCTTTTAGTGAAGAAAATATACCTAATAAGGGAGTAAATGAATTTTCTTATACTTTAGAATCAACGGGAGATATATTGACCTATAAATTATTAACAGGAAAAGATGAAAAAGCTATAGATAGAGAATTAGCAGGTCTTAAAAAAATTAATAAAGAATCTTCTCCTGACATGACTACAAGGTTAAAACATATGATTACTTCTATTAATGGTAATGAGGAAAAAAAAGAAATTAGAAAATTTGTAGATGAATATCTTTTAGCTAGAGATGCTAGGGCATTTAGAGAACATGTAAGAAAAACCCAACCTGATGTAAATATGGATTACATTTTAGATAGTGGAAAGGAGGTGGCCATTCCAATTGGCCTTACATTTTTTTGGCCTGACTACTAAAACAGCACCTGAATTTAGAAAATACCTTTTTCAAAATATCCATGATATAGTTTTTCATGGAAATGGTGGATTTGACTACTATACTATATATAACATGCCTATATGGTTAAGAAAATTTACATTTAACCAAATTCAAGAACACTTTAAAAATCAAAAAGAAGCTTATGAAAAAGCTAGGGGAAAAGGTAATTCTATAAGTATGGTAGATTCTGATGGGAAAGTAAATACTCCTGAATTTTTAAAAGCATCCAAACAATACCAGCGTAAAAGCCAGTATAAATAGTTTTATTTTTAAATATTTATAATAAACACTCTATACATGGCATCTGAAAAAGATAGAAAATTACAAGAAGACCTTTTAAAGGCAGAAAAAGAAAGAAATAGGCTTTTAAAAGAACGAATTGCACTTGATAAAGAAAAACTTAGAGTTGATCAAGAGCAACTTGATCAAAATAATGATTTTGCCAATGTATTACAATCTCAGCTAAAAGAGATTAAATTCCAAAAAGCTGAAAAACAACAACTTCTTGATATTTCAAGAAGAATTACAAAAGAACATTTTGAATCTTTATCAATAGAAAATAAACAATTAGGTACTGCTAAAGCTACTGAAACCCTTAAGAAAAAACAAGCTCAATTAGAAGCGGATATTTTAAAACTAAAATCCCTTTATGGAAAAATAGGTGAAGGAGACGCTAAACTTCAAAAGGAAATAAATGATACCATAAATCAAAGAATTCAACAAGCTGAAGATCTTAATAAGGTATTAGCAAAACAAGCAGAAAACTCTAAAAAAATTTCAAATAATTTTAGTGTAAGATCTTTTTCATCATTATCAGATTTAGTTACAAAAATACCAGGTTTATCTAAAACATCAGAGGCATTCAAGGATGCGGCAGATGCAGCAAGGGAAGCAGCAGCTGAAAATTTAGAAATGACAGGTAAAACTAGTGGAGGTTTAAAATCAATTTTTGGTAAAAAAGGAATGTCTGAAGAAGATCAAAAAATTCTCCAAGATGCTACCGCAGGGGGTAGGGGATCAAAAGGATTTGGAAAAGGATTAGATAAAGAATTTTTTGAAAGGAATAAGGAACTAGCAAATAGATTAGGAATTACGGGTAAACAAGGAGATTTTGGGGTTGGAGCAGCTTCTAAGGTAGTAAAAGGAGGAGGGGCTAAGGAATTAATGAAGGGTTTAACTAAACCTTTAAATGTATTCATGAAATCTATAAAAGCTTTAGGCCCTGCACTAAAAAAAGCATTTGGTCCATTAGCTATACTAATGGAGATTATGAAGATAGATAAAGTTATAGGAGATATGGCTAAAGGTCTTAATATGAATTACCGAGAAGCCACCCAATTAAAATCAGAAATGACTTCTATAGCTAATGAATCTGGAAATAATTTTGTTACTTCTCAAAAATTAAGCCAAACCCTAATGGAAATTAATAAATCATTAGGAACTGGAGTTCAATTAAGTGATGACATGTTAGTTCAGTTTACTGAAATGAGAGAAATGGCTGGATTCACTAATGAAGAATTGATGGGTATTGCTAAAATTTCTATGTCTACTGGTAAAGAAATGAATGATATTACTGGTGAATTTATGGCCCAAGCTAAATTATCCTCAGTACGAAATGGTGTTTTATTAAATGAAAAAGAGTTATTAAAAAGTGTAAAGGATATTTCAGCTGCAACTACTTTATCATTAAGTCAAAATCCA